ACATTAATAGAAGCTATTATTGAGGATGCTGGTTATACTTTAATTAATAATATAGGTGCAGATACAATTGATGCTTATAACCATGATATTATACCAACAGCAACAAATAAAATTTATAACGACCAAGATACAATTGATTCAAACTTTTATAAAGGTGTTGATAATTACAGAAATAGAAATTTAAGTGTAGCAACAAAAGAGTTTACAGTTCCAGTTACAACTTTTGATTTATCTTATACTGGTTATGATGTATTTAAATATGATTTTGTAGAAGGAAATGAAAATACATTTACAAACGTTCCTAATGGCAGAAGTTACTTTACTTCAAATGTTGCAGGTGACTATAATGTAAATATTAATTTTAATATTAGTGCAGTAAATACTTTTAGATGGGGCAATTATGCAAACACACAGGATATACCGAGATTCATTGCAAATACAACTATAAGATTTTATTTAAGAATAGGGAATAGAGAAGTTCAATTTCATCAAATAAATAACAACTTTGAAAATCCTGCTAATATAATAGCACCTTATATTAATTCATCTTTCAGTGATGTAATAAATTATTCAGGAAAAATAAATGTTAATCAAGGTGAACAAGTTAGTATTCGAGTAAATGTTTCATGTGTATTTGCTGATTCAAATGTAACTTACGCACCTGTTGGAAATGTACGTTCAAATGTTTTAGTTCAATGTGCAAAAGGTGATACATTTGAAATAAAATTAGCTGATAGCTTAGCGTTTAATGGAATTGTTAACCCAGCAGGATGTTTAAGAGGTATAAAACAAAGCGAATTTTTAAAAGACACTTTAATTAGATATTGTTTAATTCCAATAGTTGATGAAGATAATAAAAAGGTTACTTTATTTGAGTTTAACCAAATTAAAGATAATATATCAAATGCAGTTGATTGGAGTGGAAAATTAGATGAAACAAATGAAAAAGAATTAACTTTTAAAATTGATACTTACGGACAAAACAATTACTTAAATTATAAAGAAGATAAATTTGTTTTACAATTACCACAGGGAAGTAATGGAATAATTACAATAGGGAATCAAAACTTAGAATTAAATAAGGATTTGTATGAAAGTCCATTTGCAGCAAGTGAAACTGTAACTCGTTTAAATGGAAAAAAAGTTATGTATATAAATTTACATGATGGTGTTTCTTTAACAACAACAGAAAGTTTTAAAAATGATGTTCAAGCGAGAACTGGTTACACATCAAGAGAAAATTTTACAGTTACTTATACAGATGGAATAACAAGCACAGTTGTTTCAAATGATATACCATTAACTTGGTTTATTGATAGTGCTAAAAATTACAATGCAGGGTTTCAATATTTATTAGATTTTTCAATTGATTTAATAGCTATTTTACAAAATTTAAAATTAGTAAAAGCTGATATTAGACTAAATATTTTAGATATTATAAACCTTAATTATTTTTATCCAATATACATTTCAGAATTCAATTCATATTTCTTTTTAAGCAAAATAAATCAATTCGACTATACTTCTAATGAAAGTACAAAAGTTGAATTAATTAAATTAAATTAACATGGCAGAGGTTAAACTATTTGAAGTAAATCTAAACGAAACTATTAATAACATTAAACGTTTAGAAGATGAATTAAAAGCAATTAAAAAAGTTTATAAGGAAGCTGCAATTGGTAGTGAAGAGTTTATAAAAGCACAATCAGCAGGAAAAGAATTAACAGCTGAAATAAAGAAACAAAATGATGCATTAAAAGCAAATACAAATGCTTTAGGTGGTGTTAATAGTGCTGCAAAGTTTGCTGAAGGTTCTTATGGAAGATTAAAGCAACAAATAAAAGAAAATAGGGATTTATTAGATAAACTTGTTATAGGAAGTTCTGAATATGAAGATGCTTTAAAAGAACAATCAAGATTATCACAGCAAAGAATTGACATTGAAAAACAATTGCCTTCATTATTTCAAGAAAGAATTAAAGGTGCAATTCAGGAAGCTAATACTATTCAAGAATTAAGACAACAAATAAAAGAATATACAAATGCTGTTATAAGAGGTGAAGAGGGAGCTGCTGCAAAATTAGCTGAATTAAAAGATAAATTAGATGATGTTAAAGATGCAACAGAAACTTTTAAAGGTAGTGGAGTTGAGGCATTACAATCGTCTATGGGTATGCTTCGTGAATCAATTGAAAATTTTGATTTAGATAAATTTAAAACAGGATTAGATGGTTTAGGAGCTTCAATGAAAGCTATTCCAATTTTTTTAATTATAGAAGGGATTACTTTCTTACTTGAAAAGTTTGGAATAATGGATTTAATTGTTACCGCTTTAACAGATGCTTTTTATGCTTTAACTGATGCGTTAGGATTAACTAATAAAGAGGCTGAAAAAGCTGCAAAATCCATGATTGAAGGCATGGAAAAAGCAAATGAAATAACACAGGCTAAATATGATGCTGAAATAAAACTTGCTAAAGCCGCTGCTAAAAATACTGAATCATTAGAACTTGAAAAATTAAAAGAAGTTGAAAGGAATGCTTTTAATCAATTAAATATTTTAAAAATATTAGCTAATAAAAAAGGTGAATTAAATAAAGAAGAACAAAAAGATTTTGAAAAATTACAACTTGATTTAATTGCTGCAAGTGCTGAAAGAGCTGTCAAAGAAGCTGAAATAAGTAAAAGAATTTCAGATGCTCGAAAAGATTATGCAACAACTGTAAAAAACAGTGAAGATGCATTAAGGAAAGCAAGGCAAAGTGATTCTCAAAATGCTATTGATGAAGCCAAAAAAAGCAGAGATGAACAATTAAAAATTTTAGAACAACAATTTCAGGACGGTAAGCTTTACAATGGTAACACAAAACAAAACATTGCGGAGTTTGAAAAAGCAAAACAAAATATAATTCACGCTTCAAATATTGAAGTTGCTAAAATAAATGCTGAAGCTGCAAAAGAAGCTAAAGCAAAACGTGATAAGGTACATGAAGATGAATTAAAAAGACAAAAGGAATTATTAGAAGGTGTTAAAAGAAACCAACAAGAAGAAATATCTTTTTATGAAACTAAAATTGCAGAAAAAAAATTATTAAATGAAAGTTCAGTTATAGATGAAATTGAGCTTGAAAATTATAAATTAAGTATTGTTTTAGAAAATGAGAATTCAACTTATGAGCAAAGATATAAAGCCCAAGTTGAATTTGATACTAAAATGAAAGAACTTGAAAAGGCAAGAATTGAAGAACAATTAAAAGGTATTAAAAGAATTTATGATATTGCAATTTCAACTAAACAAGCTGAAGAGGATGAGCTTAAAAAAATTGACCAAGGTGTATTTGAAAATCAAATTGATAATTTAAATGAAAGATATGATTTAAAAAAAGAAATTATTAATTTACAAAGACAACAAGATTTAGTTGGTTTAGATGAATTTAGTGCAGAATATAGTGCTATAAATGCAAAATATGCTAAGCAAGAATTGGATTTAGAAAAAGAAAAGGCTAATGAAAAAAAACAAATTAGAGATGCTGATATTGTTGCAATAGGTGGTTATGCACAGGCGGCTATTAATATTGGCATGGCTTTAACTAAAGACCAAGAAAAACAAAAGCAATTACAAAAAATATCTACTTTATTAACTATCGGAACGAATACAGGTTTAGCAATTTCAAATTTAGTTGCAACATCTTTTTCTTCATTATCACCTGATAATATATTAACTGGTGGGGTAGCTGCCTATGCTAAATTAGCAGCTGGTTTAGTGGCTATTACATCAAATATGGCACAGGCAAGGCAAATAGTAAGTTCATTTGAGGAAGGTGGTTATACAGGTGAAGGAAATCCACATGAAGTATCTACTAACTTAGGTAGTAAATCTTATACATATCATAAAGATGAATATGTAGTGCCATCACGTGTTTTAAATACTTCTAAAGGTTCAGCTTTAGCAGGACAATTAGAAAATATGAGATTAGGAATGAGTAATCCAATGCCTCATATAAGTGGAATGTTTGATGGCGGTTTTACAGGAAGAAGTGCAGGAATGGAAACTTCAAACATGTTATCAAACCAAATAATGATGCAAAAATTTATTGAAAGTATGCCTAATCCAGTTGTAAGAGTAACTGATATAAATAAAACACAGAACAGTGTGCAAAGGGCGGTAAACGTTAGTTCACTTTAACTTTTTAACATAATCCTTCCATCCAAAAGGTTCTTTGTCTTTATAATAATCTTTCAATATATCACGAATTTTTGCTGAAGCTCTTTGTTCACTATCTACTAAATCACATTCAAATTTATGCAAAGTAGTTGAGCCTAAACAAACTTGATACACTTTATAGTTCTTTGGTTTTTTTGACATTTTATATTAACTAATAATAAAAAACAAATTTAATTTTTTTCCTTTGAATAAATTTACTAATAATATGAAAATAGCTAAATTAAATATTGAAGGTTACATTGGAGGTAGTGATATGGTGTCATTATTTTCAGGTGCAGAAACCTTTAGTTTAGCAGCTTTAAAACGTTTTTTAGATACTTTAGAAAACGATGTAACAGATATTCATGTTTACATTAATAGCGGTGGGGGTTCTGTTATTGAAGGATGGGCTATTTATGACAAACTAAAAACAAGCGGTAAAAAAATTACCACAATAGGTGAAGGTATGGTTGGTTCAATTGCAACCATTATTTTTATGGCTGGTGATTATAGAAAGTTGCATGAAAATTCACGTTTCTTTATTCATAATCCATACTGGCAACCTGACTCACCAACACCAATGGAAGCTGATGACTTAATTACTTTAGGTGAAAGTTTACAAGCTGAACAAAAAAAGATTTTAGATTTCTATTCTATACAAACAGGAAAAGCAATTGAGGAATTAGAACCATTAATGCAAAAGGCAACTGATTTAACAAGCACACAGGCTATTGAATTAGGATTTGCAAATGAAATAATATCAACAAGTGTAAATTACACACCTTATAAATTAGTTGCTTTTGTAGCGACAGAAAACAAACCAAAACAAATAAAAATGAACAAAAACGAACAATCAGTATCGTGGATTAAAAGAGGATTCACGAAATTAGCTGCATTGATAAATGGTGTTACTTTGAACATGGAAATGCCAGTTAAAGATGCGGAAGGAAATGAAGTATTATTATACGTTGATTCTGAAACTGAAGATTTAGTTGGCAAATCAGCTTATTTATTAGATGCTGAAGGAAATGAAAGTGCAGCGCCAAATGGTGATTATACTGATGCTAATGGCAGAGTTATTAAAGTTGCTGAAGGTGTGGTTGCTGAAGTTATTGAGGCTGAAGCTAAAAAGCATGAAGGTGAGGAAGAAACTAAAATGGAAGATTTAATTGCAAAGATTGCTGAATTGGAATCAACAAAAGCAAATTTAACTTCTGAATTAGAATTAGTAAAAGCTGAAAAATCAAAAGCTGAAACAGAATTTAATGCATTTAAAAACGAATTTGAATCACTAAAAAAAGTGGTTATTGGTAAAGGTTCAAACTTCCAAGCAAGTGAACAAGACTTTACTAAAAAAGAAGCTACAAGCGACAATTCATTTGGAGCATGGGCAATTAATAAAATAAAAAACAATAATTAAAAACTAAAAATTAAAACAAAATGGCAGTAGTTACTTCGTTTACAACTTATACAGGTAAACAATCAGAATTTAGAGAATTGGTTATGAAAAAACTTGCTGGTTATGCAAGAGTTGACCAATTAGGATTTCAATTAGTTGAAGATGTACAATCTAATAAGATTATGTACAAAGATAACTATTTGGATAAAATAACCAAAAAATTTACAACTTGTCAAAATACAGAAACAGGAACTGGAATTGCAGTTTCATCTTTCACTTTGTCAGTTGCAAATATGCAAGCACAATTAGAGCAATGTGCAGCTGTATTTGATTCTACAATTGCAGAAATCGTACGTAAAAAAGGCGCTGATATTAATGACTTAACAGGAACTGAAATTGAAGCTTATGTTCTTGAAAAAGTTGCAGAAGCTGCAGCACGTGATTTATTTAGAGTAATGTTCTTAGGTGATACAACTTTATCTAATAGCGATTACACTCAATTTGATGGTGTATTCAAAAAAATTAAAGCTGGTTATTTAGCAGGTGATGGTACTGTTTATGGTGGTACTGTTTCAGCAAGTGATATTAATACTTCTAACATTGTAAATACTTTAGATTCTAAAATTTATGATGTTCAACCATACGAATTAAAGTTTATTGAAGATTCTCAAAAAGTGTTATTAGTTACTGATAATATTTACAAAGCTTGGGTTAAATATCTTTCATCAACTGCATACGGAATTGTTGAGCAAAGAGCAGCATTAGTTAATGGTTTAACTGGTATTACTTACAGAGGTATTCCAATGGTATCTTTAGGAGTTTTAGATAAATATATTGCAACTGACTTTGCAACTGGTTCACCAGCAGCAGCAGCAACACCTTATCGTGCTATCTTAACAAAAGCTGATAATCACTACTTAGCAACTGATACTTTGACGTCAACTTCACAGGTACAAATGTGGTATGACCAAACAGATGACAAAAACTACACACGTTTACGTTACAAAGCTGGTTATAACTATGCATTCGGTGAATTAAACGTTTTCGCAGGATTCTAATTTAATGGGAGTGGAAACACTCCCTTAACAATTTAATTAAATAAAAAAATGGCAACAAATTGTAATGACTTAATAAGCGGAATTAATCCAGCATGTGACGCACTTAATAAAGTAGGCGGTGTTAATAAGCGTGTTTGGATTGGCTTAAAAGGAAATATTACTTACACGAAAGATTCAAATGGTTATGTAAATACCGTTTCAATGGGAACTGTAGGTTCTTTACCTTCTAAATTATATACATTCACAGGAAAGCGTGATAAAAATTCTTTTGCATTTCCTTTAACAGCAGGTGAAAACATTAATACATTTAACCATCAAGCTATGATGGCATTGTATTATTCAACACCTTCAGAACTTGAAACACTTAATCAATTAGCAAATGCTGATGATGTTGTTGTTTTCATGGAAGGCAATGATTCTAAAATCTATGTTTTAGGTTTAGATAAGGGATTAAACGCAACAGCAGGTGAAGGTGGTTCAGGAATATTGTTAAATGATTCAACAGCTTACATGATTACTTTAAGCGGAGAACAAACAACTGCACCAAATATCTTTAGAGTAAATGCAGCTGCAAGTTTAGCAACAAACCAAGCTTACTTAGATGCTTTAACCTAATTAATAAAATTAATTATTAAGAGCCTCACTTCAGTGGGGCTTTTTTATTTATATTTGTTGATATAAATTTTAGTCATGCCAAAAAAATTAAAAGAATTAGGATTGTTAAATGAATAGTGAATTAATAAATAAGGTTAAATCAGTTTTAGATAATCCAAAACAAAGATTAAATGATTTGTTTGAATTATGTAAAACTTTATGCAATCATGCAGTAAATATAAATTGTTCATCATGTGTTACTGAAGGAGTTATGCTTTTAACAAATTGGATTAAAGAAAACAATATAAAATTTGAAGCACAAAACTATTTTAGAAAAGCTGTAAATGGTGAATATGAATTTAAGCCACTTAATTTATTTGTTCAATACTACCAACAAGATAATCCTGAAAGACAAAAGGAAATTGATGCATGTTCTAAATTAAACCACTCTTTAAAGCATTTTAATAAGGTTTTTAGCTTAACAGAACGATTAACATATAAACAGATATTTGAACTTACGAATGACTACCCTGATTGTATTAATGTAGTAGCAAATAGTGATATTTATTTTAATGAAACAATTTTATTTTCTCGTTTTATGAGAGAAGATGACTGTTATGCTTTGAGTCGCTGGGATTACCAAGAAAATGGACTTGCTGTTTTATTTGATAGAAAAGATAGTCAGGATGCTTGGGTATTTAATGGTGCAGTTAAAAAAATACAAGATGGAAATTATAATTTAGGAACTGCTGGATGTGATAATAGAATTGCATGGGAATTAAAACAAGCTGGTTATAATGTGCTGAATCCTTCTAAAACAATTCATTCAATTCATTTGCATTTATCTAATCATAGAACATATAAATCAATAGATAGAATAAGCGAACCTTACCATTTTATATTTCCTCATCACTAATGAAATTATTACACATAGGTTTATGCGTTTCCGATGGTGAAAACGGATTTCAAAAAGCATTTAAAGATGTTTTAGGAAATGAAAATTATTTTGAATTAAGCACAGGTGAACAGCATTTAAATGTAAAGATTTTACAAAAGTTTAATGAATGCAAACCTGATATTGTATTTTTTCAAATACAAGCTGAAAACATAGTAGCAAATCAAACATTTGACTATTTAAAAAGTAATGGTGCTTTTGTTATTAATTGGACTGGAGACAAAAGAAATAGTGTACCACAATGGATGATTGATGCTGCACCTTTTGTTAGTTTAACAGCTTTTAGTAACATGGAAGATGTAAGAGAATTAAATAAATTAGGATATGACAGTAAATACTTGGAAATTGGTTATGATGAAAACATTTACAATAATTTTGGCGATGCTTATATTGATTATGAGGTATTGTTTATGGCTAATAATTATGGCGCTGGTTATTTTCCATTTAGTCAATTTAGAATTGAAATAGCAGAAAACTTAAAAAATAAATTAAGTTCTTTTGGTTTATTTGGTAGTGGTTGGTTAAAAGGAAATGGTAATGTAAACCACTCACAATATGAAGAAGCTAAATGGTATAGAGGATGTAAAATTGCAATTAATTGTAGCCATTATAATGTAGCTCGTTACAATTCAGATAGGCTTTTAAGAATATTAGGAAGTGGTGCTTTTTGTTTGTCTTATAAGCATCCTGAAATGGAAGAGGATTATGAAAATTATAAGCATTTAGTTTATTTTGATTCAATAGAAGATTTAAACAACAAAATTGATTACTATTTGCAAAATGAAGATGAAAGAAAACAAATTGCGTACAATGGGCAACAATTAGTTTTAAATAGAAATACATTTAAACATCAAGTAGAAAATATAATAAAATTAGCACAATGAAAGTTTTAGGATTTATGACCATTCATTATGGTTTAGAATATTTAAAAGAAAGTTTATTATCAATTAGAGACGATGTAGATGGGATGGTAATAAGTTATGTTCATAAACCTTCACATGGATATAAAACTATTTTAGATTGCCCAGATAAAGCTGAAGATATTAGGAAAGTTTGTGAAGAAACTTTAGGAAATAAATTAATTTGGGATGAGGCTACATTTTACGGAGCTGAATGGCAGCATAGAGAGGTAAGATATAAATACTCACAGGGATTTGATTTAATACTAACAATTGATGCAGATGAGGTATTTGAGCCAAGCGAAATAGAAATAGCTTTAAAATACGCTTATACAAATCCTGAAAGGTATTATGGAATAAAAGGTTATCTTAATTTTTGGCGGTCTTTTAATTATATTTGTTTAGATGGATTTAGACCAATAAGAATAGAAAATTTAAATAATCATAATAATTTACAGAATATAAATTGCCCTTTAACCATTTATCATTTTAGTACAGCTCAAAGTAAAGCGATTATGGAATATAAATATTCATGCTTTGGACACGCAAGTGAAATTAAAGCTGATTATTTAGAAAAGATATTTTATAAATGGACACCTGAAAACAATTTTGGTGATTTACATCCAGTTTCAATTAATCTTTGGAATGCTGTAAAATATAATAAAAATAATTTGCCTAACTTTATGCACTCACATCCAAACTTTAATAAATTATTGATATGATAGTTTATCATTTTTATGATGGGATTTTTGAAGTTTGGAAATGTAAATTTTATACAATTGAATTATGCATGAATTAGCAGCTGTTATAGTAGATACAAGAAGATTAAGTTTATATCAAGTAATTACAGAACATTTATTTTATTTACCTAAGTACACAAAGCTTTACATATTTAGTTCTGAAGATAATAGGCATTTACAAGAAATGCTTAACTGTGAATTTCACGTAGTAGAAATAAATGATATTAGAGGTTATAATAAGATTTTAAAATCAAAAAACTTTTGGAATAAAATTAAAGAAGAAAATATATTAATTTTTCAAGAAGATAGCAGACTATTAAGAGAAGGTATTGAAGATTTTTATGAATATGATTATGTAGGTGCTGCATGGGATTTTTATCCTTTTGTTGGTAATGGTGGTTTAAGTTTTAGACACAAATCAGCAATGTTAAAAGTTTTAGAAGTTTGCAATCCTGAAAATGATATTAATGAGGATGTTTATTTTGCGTGGGGATGTAATGTTTTAAAATTAAATTTAGCACCAGTTTATGTAGCAAATAAATTTAGCTGTGAAACTCAGTTTAATTTAGGAACTTTAGGTTATCATGCAATAGAAAAATATTTATCTTTAGAACAAGTAAATGAAATAAAAAAGCAATATGAATCAATTATTAATTAGAGACAATTTCCAACAAGCTTGTAGAACTCCAAGTGATATAAATGAACATTTAGAGGTACTTTATGATTTAGCAAAAGAATGTTCACATATTACAGAAATGGGTGTTCGTTCTGTTGTAAGTACATGGGCTTTTATGTATAGAAATCCAAGTGTTTTAGTTGGAATTGATTTACATGTTCATCCAAATATTGATGAGGCTTTAAAAGTTTATCCTAATTGGAAATTTATTCAAGCTGATACGCTTAAAATTGAAATAGAGCCAACAGAATTACTTTTTATTGATACATTACATATTTACACTCAATTAAAAAAAGAATTGTTTAAACATGGGAAAAAAGCGAAAAAATATATTGTATTACATGATACAACTACTTACGGGAAAATTGATGAACCGACTGATTGGCAAACTCCTGAAATCATGCAAAACTATAAGCAAGAAGAAAAACAAGGTTTAATTCCAGCAATTGAGGAATTTTTAAATGAAAATAAAGAATGGTATATTTACAGACAATATACAAATAATAATGGTTTAACTATTTTAAAAAGAATATGAATTTAAAATTTAGAATTAAGCAAGATTTTATTCATTGTGATATTATCACTAAGGATAAATCAGGAAATGATGTTTTAGTAAATCATTTAAACTTTAATGATTATTTTGCTAACTTAATGTTTATTGCTGGGCAAAGTCATTTAATTGAATTGAATCCTTTATATGATGCACAATTACAGGAAGAAAAAAAAACTTTCGAGCAAATATCGGAAAATGTTATTGCATTAACTTACAATCCTCTTCAGATAGAAGAAAACAATTTAACAGAAATTCCAAAAGAGCAGGAATTAAAGCGCAAACGTGGAAGGCAACCGAAAGTGAAAATATAATACATAATGGTTTTTTATTGCCGACTGAAATAGCAACACTTCGCAGTCACATGGCAATACTTCAGCACTCTTTAAATGAAAATTTGGAGAGTGTTTTTATTTTAGAAGATGACGTTGATTTTACAGAAGATTTTATTAATAAATTAAATGATTGTTTAAAAGAATTGCCTGAAGACTGGGATGGTATTCACTTAGGTGGTTATTCACCAAATGGAAGCACAGTTAATTATTCAATAATGTTAAATAAATGCTTTGCAAGTTGGGGCGGTTATGGTTATATTGTAAATAAAAAAGCTATTCCAATAATTTTAGAAACAATTGAAAAAGAGGAAAAACAAATTGATACTTATATTGCAGGTTTAATGCCTTCATTAAAATGGTTTAAAACAAAAGAAAAACTTGTTTTACATCCACCTAATCAAAGTACTATATTAAACAAGTGGGTTGATTATAAAGATTTATATTAACTATCTTTAAAGAAATATATTAAAACTTAAATTTGAAATCATGTTTAAACCACGCACTTTAACGTATAAAAATCGTGTTGTTAAAATCTATAAGGATAATAACACCGACTTAATAAAATACGGTGCAGACAATGCTTTTCCACAAAAGTTAATAGCTCAATTAGATGAAAGCGGAACTGCAACAGCTTGTATTGATGTACTTAGTCAATATATTTATGCAGATGGCTTAGTTAATGAGGAATTAGGAAATTTTAAAATAAATGAAAAGCAAACATTTAATGAATTAATTTCTGAAATAACAAGTTACGTTGCACCTTTTCAGGCGGTATCACTTTATGTTATGCGTGGATTAAATGGAAAAGTAAGTGAATTAAAAATTGTGCCTTTTGAGCAAATAAGAAAAACAGATAGAGGTACTTTTATTGTTAATAATACTTTTGGAACTGCAAAATATAAAAAGGAAAAAGACAAAGAATTTCCCGCATTTTATGGAGCTGAAATAAGCCCTGATGAATTACGTGAACATGTAATGGAATGGGGAGAAAATACTGGTGAAATCCTTTATTATTTTAGGAAAAAACCAATGAAAAACTATTATCCTATTCCAACTTTTTATAGTGCAATAGAAGATATAAATACAGATAGTGAGAATAGTAAATATGAACTTGAATCAGTTACCAATTCATTTTTGCCAAGTGGAATTTTAAACATAGTAGGAAACTATGATAATACACAGGAAGATGAAAACGGAATGACTCAACAAGATTATTTAGATTCTACTTTGGAGCAATTTACAGGAAATGTAAAAGATGAAACAGGCGCAAGTGGAAGACAAAAACTTTTGATATTACAAGCTAAAACAAAAGAGGAACTTGCAGTTTACCAGCCTTTAAGTAATGAAGGAATTTTAAATGCAATTGAAAACAGTACAAAAAGAGTTGCTGAAAAAGTTGCAAGGGCTTTTGGTGTGCCACCATTTTTAATTGGTTTAGGTGGTAACGTTGGTTTTTCAACTAATATAATTGCTGATAATATTGAACTTTTTAATAATCGTGTAAAAGTTTTACAAAATCTAATAAGTGATGCATTACAACAGTGTTACCCACAATTAGAATTTACTATTACACAATTAAAACCAATTAAATTTATTGATAGAGAAATTTTAAAAGATTTAACTATTGATGAACGTAGAGAAATAGCTGGTTATAAACCTTTAAATCAAAACAATGGCATACAAACCACTAATAATTAAAAGCGATTTTGATGCTTATTGCAGAATAAGTAAGAATATAAAAGATTCTGACTTAGATATTCATATTCGTGATACACAGGAAGTAGAATTTGAATCATGGGTGAGTGAACCTTTTTATACTGACTTAATGGATAATTTATCTACTAAGCCACAATTAACAGCTTTATTTAATGAATACATAAAGCCATTTTTGGTTTTAGGTTCTTATTATCGTTTTTTATTATGGCATGGTGCAAATGTTAGTCAGTATGGAATAAGACAAAACAATGAAGATACAAGCACAGAAGTAAGTGATAAAAGACGTGCTGAATTAATGGCGGATGTTCAAAGCAAAAAAAATGCTTATTTAAATAAATTAAAAGATAAATTGTTTAATGACAATTATACTTACGATGGTGTGCAATATAACTTTTATGACACTTACGATAAAAGAGAATTAATGCAAGAACAAAACATTAGACAATTAGGGCAAAAAAAATTAATTAAAAAAGGAAGGGGGTTCTGTGGTTATCCGAAGGATTGTTGGTGATACATATCCAGTAAAAATTCAGATATTTTCTGAAGATGGCACTGCATTTAATTTAACAGGATGTACTTGCTTTTTTACTGTTAAAAAAAGATATGAAGACACAGATGCTCAAGCTATAATTAGTTTGAGTACAAGCTCACATGTAACAGCTTTAGAAGGTATTACAGAATTTAATATGACTTCTGCAAATGTTAGTTTAGTTGGTTCTTTTTTATATGATGTAAAAGTAAAAGATACAAATAACATTATTTATTCAGTAATTACTGATAAAATTATTTTTGAAAATCACGTTACAATTAGAACTTCATGACACCTTATAAACTTAAAATATTAAACGGAGTATTGAAGTTAAAATCATTTTCTGATGTGGTTTTAAATATTTTTGGAATTAAAGATTTAGGAACTCAAACAGGTAACGTTGATAATGGTTTAGTAGATTGGAGTATTCAGCATTTAACTAAAACAACAGCTCAATGGAATGCTGATACAACAACTATTTTATTAAAAGGGCAATTAGGTATTGAAGATACATCAAATGCAACCTATAAGCTTAAAATAGGCAATGGTACTAATTTATGGAGTGCTTTGTCTTATGTAGGTGGTGGAGCTGGTGGTAGTCAAGATTTACAAAGTGTTACTGACTTAGGAGCAACAACAACAAATGCTATTAATACTGCAGGAATTACAAGTGATTATTTACAATTAGATACAACAGCAACAAATACAAATGCAGTTGGTAAGGTAGTATGGAATGATTCATTAGGAACTGGTGAAATAGGTTTAAAAGGCGGAAATATCAATGCTAAATTAGCACAGGATTTATATGCAAGAGTTGTAAATAAAACATCACAAAATCTTTTAAAAGCTAATTATCAAGCTGTAAAAGTACAAAGCGCACAGGGGCAAAGATTAGCAGTTAATTTTGCACAGGCTAATAATGATAATAATAGTGCAGATACAATTGGAATTGTAGCAGAAAATATAAATAATAATCAAGAAGGATTTGTTATTACAGTTGGGCAAATTATAAATATTAATACAACAGGAGGTTTACAAGGTGAAACATGGGCAGATGGTGATGTTCTTTACTTAAGTCCAACAACTGCTGGCTCATTAACTAATATAAAACCAAACGGAAGCACAGGACACATAGTTGTAATTGGTTATGTTGAATACGCACACCAAAACAATGGTAAGATTTATGTTAAGATAATGAATGGCTGGGAACTTGATGAACTTCATAATGTTTATATTAATCAAGGAACTTTAGCAAATAATGATGCTTTAATTTATGAAAGTTCAACACAACTTTGGAAAAATAAAACATTAGCTTCAGTTATAGGTGGCACAGCAAGAATAGGAATAAATAAAGTAGTGAATAGTTCAGCTGTAACAGGTACTACTTCAAACACTTTATTGGATTCTATTTTAATTCCTGCAAATACTTTTAAATTAGGAGTTGCAAAAATTAATATTAGAAATGTTTGGACAACTACAGTTTCAACTAAAACAACTCGAATATACATTAACACATCAAATAGTTTAAGCGGTGCAACTTTATTAGCAACACAATCAACTGGTTCAACTGGTTTAAGTGTAGATATTGGTAGGTATTTAACTGTAAAAAGTTTATTAAGTATTCAAGTGTTTGATAGTACATCAAATACACCACAAAGCGAAAATTCAGCAGCATTAACTACAGCGGTAAGTAATATATCATTCGATTCATCTGTTAATAATTACATTATAGTTGCAATACAACAATCAAGTGCAAGTGATTCATGTATAAATTCATTTATAAATTTTGAAATATAATGGAATACTTAATTAAAAATAAAGAAAATGTAGAGTTTAGAGGGCTTGATTTAATTTATGTAAACTCTGAAAAAATAGACAATGAGTCAATACAAATACATTTTACAAATCAAGTAAATTATTTCTTAGTAAATGAAAC